GAACCAACCCACAATTCGTGAAAAAAGTTACCAGAACCATTAGCAGTAGACAAACCAATAATCCTACCGCCAACATCAGCGACAGGTTCTATAGAAGCCCACGCTTCCTCAGGATTTGGAAGGAACGCCCATTCGTCAACCACAACCAGCGTAGCCGACTCACCTCGAGCAGGATCGGATGCTGAAGGCATCGATGTAACCAAACTACCATTGTCAAAGCCCATTTTTTGCTGATGTTCAACAAGAGATACAGGCCCCCTTTCTAACATCCATTCCGGTAAATGTTGAAAACCATACTTGGATTTTCTCAACAATAAAACCGATTCACGCTCTGTGCGTGACAAGTCAATAATGTTCTGATCTGGATGAAAGAACGCTAACCAAAACTGGTGGGCGGCTACAAGAGTAGTCCAGCCTATTTGTCGTGCTTTAAGAGTCAGACTGTACCTTTGGTTAGTCCAATTATCTAACGCTTGTGATTGTGCATCACGCAACTTGAATAATATGCGTCCATGCGCAGGGTGTGCTATATGCCAATAGTTTTCTAAGAAATGTTTTTCATCTGTTACACATCGTCGCCATTCGGCTTCTTTTTGTAATTCTGTTAAAGTTGGCATTATCCGGGGTGGTTCATTAAAAACTGTTCATATTTTTCTGGTGAATCCAATATTATCGTAGTGTACGAATAACTGCCAGTATCCTTATCATCTTTTCCTAAGGTCACCGTAATGGCACCTATCAGGGTGCCAATAGCGACAAGTAAACCAGTGATGGCTGCTATAAGTTTAATTGTTTTATTCATCTACTGGAACCACGATTGTACGATCCGGGATAACGCCCCCACCAGATACACTGTAGAAGCGCCAACTATCCCCATCAACATCAAGATTATCCAATCCTTCCCTGTAGGCGGTCTCATTCGCATGATTCACAAGTCTCAGGGTTTTCCAACCCGCATAAGAGTTCTTCTTCGTCCGAGAAAACATCGTATTCTTCAGATGAAAAGGCCCCATCATATACCAGTGGAGGGCGTTCCCCAAAAGTCGTTTCATCTTCATAATCAACCTTTCCCATCTAACCATTCCCTGCCTTTTCTTCTCACAGAATAAGGTATAACGGGATGTGCCTCCATAATATCTTGATGTTTCCATCCCTCATTAATCAAATCATCATATTGTTTTTGAGACAATTCTCTTACTTCAAGATCATATTTAGGAGATCGTGAAATAAGTTCACCCTGACTCTCTAATGCTTCTTCTTGTCTTGCTTTTGCACTAAGTTCTTTTATAGTTTCTTTCTGTTTTTTCTCAGGTTCAGGTTTCTTTTTTTTCGTTCGTGCAGTTCCCGGCAATTTCGGCTGAAATACTACTTCATCAGCACCACCTAACAATCTTTTAATCGCTTTATACCCTTTAGGCGCAAACGCCGCCGCAGGACCTATAACCATACCAGCCGCTTTAGGCGCACCCGGATACACATCACCCGCATGTGTACCTGTAGCACCAAGATCACTACCTCTTAAAGGCTGAATAAAACTTGCCAACAATTCAGCATCAACAGGACTATCCATACTAGGTACGTTTTCATCAACCCAACGAGCAGTACCACTAATCCCTGAACCTATTTTATCCGCAAAAGCAGGAAGCCAATCACCCATATAAGGTCTAGACTCAGGTTTCATAGGACGACGACTAAAACGAGGATCCCCAAAATCCCCAGACAACACCTCAGGATTCATATTCTCCTCAGCAACCTGACGTAACACCTGATCCATCCAATACTGGCGAGAATCAGCCATTATCAGGAACCACCCTCAAATGATGAATCTGAGCCTCCAACTCATCAGCCAACTCCGAATCAGACAAAGCAGCAACATCCCGATCATCATCAACCAAAACCTTACGCTTCGGAGTGAACTTCTCAATATACTGCAAATACAAAGACGCAGCCTGAACACTCCCACTCACAGCCTGCGCATGCAAAGCATCAATCACAGACTGAGTACGCTCAGGATGAATATTCAACTCCGCAGCACGACGATCCCACTCCTTAGCAAACCTAGGATCACGTTTAATACGACGAATCGAATTCTCATTAATATCATTCTCGGCGGCCCACTCATACTGCAACTTAGGATCCCTGTCGGGACCCTGTAAGAGCCAATCTAAAAGATCTTTCCACTTTTTAGGCATGATCTTTTCGCCTGTTTCAGGGTCAGCCTTCCAGCCTTTGCCGCCACCATTCTGTGCCATAGTAACCTCCAATATAAAACGCTACTGTGTCCCAAAAACCTGTTCACCGAACTTGAAGTTGTAGCAAAAAAAGAATAAGAAATATTGCCCCAAGTGGGACACTATTGCCATATGATATGAATATGGTGATATCCCCCGTCAAGAGGGATATCACAGGAGGCTACAAGAACGACAGATAAGCCCAAGGGACAAAACTGTCCAAAAACGTTGCAAACTCAACTGACACCACGCATCGTCCCTCCATATCTATACATATAAGCGTGGATGGCGGGGTGGGGGGGCGTGCTGGGGGGTGGTCAGACCAACAGACCATTAGACCGTCTGACTGTCAGACTGTTGGACCATGTAATTACACGTTTGTAATTTGTCCTGCATATTTATGCGAACGTCTGCATAAGTATCAAAGCGTAGCGCTGGAGATGTAAAATCGGTGTAAAATAAATTTTACATAAACTTTACACGCACAATTCGACGTGAAACTTTTCACGAACTAAGGTAGTACTTGTAGATGGATATGAGATACATATCTCCTACTGGTTATCGTCTGATAACTGACAATTTAGAAAACCGGTGACTGTAGTGAGTCACCTATCAGGTAGGAACCTGATATATAAAATATGATGTAGTCGGTGTCATGGTCACTATTAACCGTGCCTCGCATCTACACAAGGGATTCAAAACAGTCACCTGTATTTTGGGAGACTAATTATGAATAACGTAATAACGGCTATCGATGACGTTAAGACAGTCAATTTTTGGACTGACTCATACCGTACATCAGCGATCCGAACAGGCGCACATGCAGTATTGGTGGCACTTGTTGGTGAGTTCGTAGGCTTATGGGGTAAAGAGGCTTTCTTTAACCTTGTAGGTGAGACGGTAGGATTTTCTCGCAAGAGTAAATCGGTGACGATAGGCGCTAGTTCAGAACCTGTAGAGGTTGTGTTCTATGAGCCTAGTAAGTCAACTAGTAGTCCTATGGAGTCTGTATTCGGTGCGATTATGCCTCTGTTATCGTCTGATAATATTGGCACTAATGCTCAGGTCAGAGACTGTGTTGATGGTATCGCCTCAAGACTGTTTGACGGTGTTGAGCGTGTGTCTTGGTCTAACGTGCGAATAGTGGCGCAATCCACTGCTTTCACTCGGGAGACTGAGGGTATCGACTCTGATGGGTATATTGCTCGGATGAATGAGGTACTACGGCAGATGGCTGCCACTTCGTATAAGAACGATTTTGGTAACAATCAGACTGCGCATGTGCTTGGTGCTATTGAGTCAACGGGCGGTGAGTTAGATAAGGACGAGTCCAAACAGGTCAAGTCTGCTCGAAAATTATCAGATGATAATGGTGAGCCTAAGACACCGGATGCGCAAGTGCATAAGGCGTTTGATACTATTTCAAGGGCGTTGAGTGGTGATATTAAAATTACTGCTCAGGCGGGTTTTGAGAAAGCGTTGGCGTGTTTGATAGATGAGAGTGAAACTTATCTAATTAATCAAACATTCAACGAGTCGGTAGACACACCGGTTGAATTAGAAATGTAGGATTTGGGGACAGGAAACTGTCCCCTTTTTCTGTTTTTTTTGTTGTTTTTTTTATCATCTGATAATGGGGTGTTTGGGGGTGCGATTTTGCCGGTTGACAGATGGTGCTAGGTATGCTAGTATGTATGTATGGATAAAAATAGATTAATCATGTTGAACGGTGCGGAGTATGTGGATATTGCGACACTTGAGGAGCAACGCCGTGTTCCTATTATCAAGATAAGTAAACCTAAGTTATCATCTGATAAACAGGGCGGGCGTTCTAGTCGGGTGAAAACTATTCATAGATGTCCAATTCTGCTTGAGCGTGAGATAAAGAAAGGATAGTGATGGAAAGTATTTTTGTTGTGTTGTTTTTGCTTTCAGTCGGGGTGAGTGTCGGATTGTGGCAACGTAAACAGTTTTGGAGAGAGGAATATCTTAATTGTTTACGTGACGAGTTGGAAGATAGGGAAGAGCGTTTCCAATATGAACTTGGGGTTCATCTTGAAGAAGAAAGGATGCGAGACTGATGGGAGGCTACAAAGAGTTGGACTATATGTTGAAAGAGTTGGAGGGCGAAATTGGTGTTGTTATCGATTTGTGTGTTAAGCAGGCTGAGGGTTTGGCTGTAGTTGCGGAGAGTTACGCTGGTTTGCTTAATTTTTTGTATGAAAAAGGAAAGGAGGGCTAAATGCCTAGTTATGAAGTGTGGGTGCATCTCCCCGTTGAAGTGGAAGTAGATACCCCTGTAAAAGCGCTAAAGCAGGTTAAAGAACTTGACCATATTACTATCGCTACTTCTACGGATAGCGCTGATGTGGAATATTCCCTAGATGACACGGATGTGGGTGATTACTACTACATTCACAGAGAGGAGGGCTAATGCCTAGAAAGATAACTGAAGTGATGCAAGACATGGGTTTGCAACCTGATGGTGCGTTTTGGACATCGGGTTTGCACCTGTGGAATGAAATGAGTAACGAAAACCATGACGAAACATTCCAAGAGAACAACTATGACGTTGTTTTCTATGATGGGAGTCATTACCCCGATGGTCTATGGAGAGTCTGTGTTTACGGATTGAAGTATGACACGAATGGGAAAGACTGGACTGTTGATGAGTCCAACGTTATGTGGTTCACCGAGAATGAAAGGAAGGGCTAATGCCTGAAGAAGACGACAAGTATTCCATAGCAAGGTTCTTAGCGAAACAGTTGATTTTGGTGGAAGGATATGAGGCAGATGATTTCACTATTGACTTTGTTATTTGGGCATCCACCTGCT